TTTGAACATATAAACAGGAAACTCGACATTCTAATGAAGCACGTCGGTTGCGAGATGACTGAAAAGAAATATATGGATATGTCAGATGAGGAAAAAGACGATTATGATGAAAAGCACCCAAAGAAAGAAAAGGAAGAACCAGAGGAATAAATGGACTGGATTAAAACTTTTATAGAAGATGAAAAGTTTAAGGACAAGAAAGAGATAGTCAATTTAGAAAGAGAGAAGTTTTATGGCAATATTCAGTTAAACTTTTTCGAGGGAAAAGTTGTTAATGTAAATAAAAACCAAACATTAAAATAAACGGATAATCTGAAACACAGAAGCCGTATTCACTAACCCTACAATTTGTAGGAAGTCAATACGGCTTTTTTATTTATAAGGAGGTAGTTATGGCAACTCAACCTAACACCAATACTGGTCAGGTTGACCCAGAAGGACAGCAGTTAAATGCCGATGGAACACCTATAACACCAGAGGTAACTCCAGAGGTAACGCCAGAGAAGTTATATGCTGGAAAGTATAAAACGCCTGAAGAGCTGGAAAGTGCCTACGCATCCTCGAATAGTGAGGCAACTCGTATGGCGCAGGAAATCAAGCGTTTGAATACCTTAATCCAGAAAGCACCACCGCAACAGAAGGAGGCAATTCAGGATAAGATTGACGACCTTTCTAAATACTTTGACCCTGAAACTGCCAAAATCCTGACGACTTACACTAAAGACAAGATTGCCGAAGCGATAAAGACTGAACGGCAGTCTTGGAAAGGTGATACGGATTTTGTCAAGCAGGTTACAGATGTTTGGGAAGAAACCAAAAAATTATATCCTGAAGCAGCCAACCCTCAAAGTAAGCTATATTTGCGAGCAAATGAAATCTTGTTTGAACGCAATTTAGCTGAAATATCTGAAGATGGAACGGTGCAACTTTTAACTCCTTTTGCGTATCGTATTGCTGTTGAAGCGGCATCTGCGGAGTTAGGTAGGCAAGCTCCTGCAAATGCTGAAACAAAGAACAAGAAAGGTCGGGCGGTTCAGGTGGCAGGCAAGGGTTCTATAATCCGAACAGGAGGGAAACTTTCCTATGCCGAATATATGAAACTGGACGACGACGCTAAAGATGCCTATGATAAATCAACTACAGGGGGATAAAATGGATTTTTTAAAATATCTCCGTAGTTTACTGGGGAACAATAAGGGTGCTGCTACTTTAAACCTACATACCTACAATTCAGGAGCGGGGGAATTTGACGACGCTATACCTGAATTTTGGAATGCGAGGCTTTACGATGATGGTATTCGTAAGGCGTTCTGGGGGAGTAAGTTTGAAGGGAAGGAAGGTTCTTCAAAGCCGATTATAACGAAAGATAATTTTATGAAAGGCCCAGGGGATGTCATACACTTCCAAGTTTTAAGTAACCTTTTCTCCAGTGGAGTTACAGGAGAATCAACATTAGTAGGAAACGAAGATAAGCTCTCAATGAGCCAATTCGATTTAACAGTCGATTGGATTCGTAATGCGGTTGCATTTACGGAAAATCTTGAGAAGCGAGTTAATTTTAGTATAACACAAGTCGCAAGACAGAGGTTATCAAATTGGCTTGCTCGTTTTATTGACGAGGGGATGTTTACACAGCTAATTACTACTGAGTCGCCTGATGAACTTTACGCAGGTAGCGCACCCAGTGAATCTGTCCTCGGTGATAATGATGTCTTCGGAACGGAAGAAATAGACCGCATTAAATTAGCACTTCAGAGAAAAGGTGCTATACGAATATCCGTCAAGATGGATAATGGCGAGGAATTGGATACATTCGGTATCGTCATATCCGAGATTGATGAATACTGGTTAAAGGGTGATAGTGTCTGGCAACAGGCGCAGAGGGAGGCAGGGATTAGGGGAGAGAAAAATAGGATATTCACTGGAGCTTTAGGGATATATAACGGTTGCATATTATATGTCCACAGGTCAGTGAAATCAGCGAACGAAGTTATGGGTTCTCCTTTAAGACCTGAGTGCCGACTTTATACAAGTATTGGTTCTTCAGGTGAAACCACAATAACAGTCGGTAACAACTCCAAGGCAAACTATACAAAGTTCTTCCCTACTACAGGGACACTTATGATAGGAACCGAGGAAATCACTTACTCTGCGAAGGGCGTTAATGCGTTCACTATAGACCAAAGGGCACAGAACGGAACGTCTGCTGCCTCTCATACTGCCGGAGATCTCATAACCCTAAGGAACATATCAACACAGATAGGGTTTGGTGCGGAGATAGCAGTAAGAGGTTGGGGTATGAAGCCGACTCCAATAACACAGACTCACGATTATGGCTTTGAGAATGGCATTGGTATTAAAGCAATCTTTGGACAGGTTGCCGTAAAGGATACTTCTGGAAACGAGAAGAACTATCTTTTAATGAAATCCTATGCTAAAAACCCAGGAATTATATAAGGAGATAATATCATGAAGAAAATTATTATCGCTTTGATAGTTCTTGGAATATTGGCGTTTGGAGTTTCATTATCAAGTGCTGATCAAACAAGAACTATCAATCACAGGTATAAGGCTATTGCAGCAGGTACAAGCTCTCCGAATACAGTAGAAGGAAACTATGAGATGCGTAGTGTAACCATTTACAGGATTACTGGTGTTGCTACATCTTCAAATGCTGTTTTTGGAATTTACAACGTCTCGGCACAAGGTGATATGTCAGTTAATGACAACCTTGCGATAGAAGGCGGAGAAGCTACTTCAGGAGATGCCCTTCCACATATGTATTTCGGAAAAGAGGGGATAAGGCTTGCTGCTGGCACGGTAGTCAGGGCTATTGGCTGTACGATTGTTCTTGAGTATCTGTAATCGGATACCAACAGAAAATTATAGGGGGCGGGGTTTTATACTCCGTTCCCTGTAATGAGGAGAATTTATGAAAAGATTTTTATTGATGCTGCTGATAATCCTGCTTCCTGCGTTAGCTTTTGCCGATGCAAGGATAAACAAAGTTGTAACCACAACGACTGAATATACATCGAGTCAACTGATACAAACAGGGGTAACGAATGTTTATAGGGTGTACTTTATCCCCTCTTCCAATGGTGGCTGGTTTGCGCTTCATAATTGCCTGACTATTGGTGCTGCTGCGTCAACTAATGCAAAAGTTGAAGGTATGGAGGCGACGGCATTCAATGGACAGCCGCAGGATTTTACAAGTATCCCCGTAGAGTTTTCAACAGGTCTTTTTTTAGATATATACAACGGTAGCATTCTTATAGAGTACGAATAATGTTTGATATAGCTTTATTCATATTCCTGTTATTATCCCCGATAATCTTATTGCCAGCGATAGGAAATATCTCGGCCTTGCAGTTTTATCAATTCGGGAAAATAGATTCTATGAACTCGATGTTACAGTTGCAATTTTTTCAGTTCGGGACAATCGGTTTGTTTATCGTATCCCTGTTCCAAAAAAGGATAAGGGAATATAAGGATTTTTGGCTGTCGTTATTTTTGGCTGCCTGTCTGGTGAGTATCTTCCTTCATCCCATATCAGTAACAATGTCAATAAATATCTTTCTGGGATTTTTTCTTTACAAGTTAGTCGTTGAATATACCAAGAATATAAAATTAGTTTTAATAGCAATAGCTATTGTCAGTGCGTTCAATTTCATATTTGCTGTTTTACAATCCTTTGACATACGCCTTATCTATAGTGATACGGGGAGGATTGACGGTTTGATGAAAATGTCAAGCCATTTAGGGACATACCAAGCGATGAGCGTGCCTATCTTATATATGTTTAATCCCATATTAGCAGTCATACCTTTGATTGGATTGGTATTAACCAAGACAACGACGGCGATCGTAGGCGTTTTTGTGGGTGGGATGTATTTACTGCAAAAAAAGGTAGGGGACCCCATATGGTTGATACTTTTAAGTTTGGGTTCTATGTGGAAAATGTTTTTTATGTCATTATCGGCTTTATTGGTTGTATTTATAGTTAGGAACAGGACGGAGATTTTGATGGATTTTGCCACAAGAATATGGATATGGAAAGATACGATATTTAATCTTGATTTTTTGGGTGTGGGGTTCCAAAAATTCATAAAACCTGTGCACGGATTGTCTTCTAATGAGACATTTTTTAATGCAGTTCATCCATCTGAAATCTTTAACAGCACTTACAACATATATTTATATGTGGTTTATTCTCTTGGGATTTTATCCATTCCGATTTTCATATGGGTATACAGACAGTTTAGATTTAAAAATCAAGACAAGGTTGCAAGGTGTTTATTCGCATCTTGTTTAATCCTGTTAATCATAGGTTTAGGTCAATCGTTTATGGAATTTCCAAGGCTTGCTGGGACAGCAATAGTTATCTTTGGGTTACTGAAGATAAAACAAGGAGGGTGAGATGGATATTCAGTTAAAGTATAAAGGCGGTCGCTCGCTTATGAAGGTGATGCATGAAAGAAAACCGTATGTCTTTAAAACGGATAATGATTTTACCTGTGATTGTCCTCAAAGAGTAGTTGACTGGTTGGCACAGAACGCTACAGGGCAGTTTCAGGTGCAACCGACTAAAACAGTAATTAAGGAAGTCGAAGTAGAAAAACCGAAGACGCTTAAATGTGATGAGTGTGAATTTACCGCTAAAAGTGAATATGGACTTTTGGTGCATAAAAGAAAGCATAGAAAAGGGGGTAAAAAATGAGGCACACTGAATTATCTACGGATATGCAGAAGTATTTAAAAGACAGCGATTATCTGAAAAAGGATATTAAGAGATTAGGGTTAGAGAAAAATAAACTTGAAACCGAGTTTTCCTCTACCGCTAAGAAAGTCTCTGATATAAAAGGCGAACAGATTTCGGTAGAGAAGAAGGCGAAGGAAACTGTTGCTAAGGCAGAATTTGAAGCAAAGGAGATAAAGAGCAAGGCAAGGCAGATCGAGATAAAGGCGAATGAAAAGAGAAGCGAAGTTGATGTAAAATTAAGCGAGACTGCCGATATTAAAAGGGAATTAGGCAACCTCGTTAAATCAAATGAAGGGAAAGAGAAAAATCTTATATTAGAGAAAGTAGAGGTAGATAAGATAAAAAGCAAACTTCTGACTATTGTAAAGATGATTAAAAACGAAGTGGGGTAAAATTTATGGCTACTTTTGGATTAGAGTTCAGCGAGATAAAAACTCGTGTCAAGGATTATGCCAATATCACTAATATCGAAGGTGCAGACACAAAGGCTGGTAGGGCAGTCAATGACGCACTCCGTAAGTTAGCAGGGAAAAGGCGATGGATAGGTTTACGAAGACAAGACACGATAACACCCGTAGCGTCTACCCAGAGCTACGCCTTGACCTCTCTAACGGGGTTTAACTATCCTTTAAGGGTATTTTACTTAATAAACGGTATCCAACAGCCGATAAGGATACTCTCTGATGATGAATGGTCTGATAAAACTGATAATGACAGCGTAGGCAATCCTGATGTATGTGCATTTTTAGAAATATCAGGCGCACAAAAACTTTATCTTTCACCCTTACCTTCCGCGGCTTTCGTAGCTTTGTATTCCACAATTTACATAGACTACGACAAAAAGCCTACAGAACTTTCAGGGAATAGTGATGTTCCCGATATACCGCCTACAAACTGCCAGATGGCTTTAGTTTACTACGCTACGGCTGAATTATTGGCAAAACAAGGGGATTTAAAGGGTTTAGCAATATGGGAGGCAAAAGCAGAGAAGGAGTTATCTAAATATTTCACAAGCGATATACATTTTAAAGGCGTTAAGAGGCAATCAGGCAAACCATCTATGGGGATACTTCACGGAACCTCGATAATAAGACCGCAAAGGGATTATAGACAATAATCGGAGGATTTTTTGATTAAAAAACAGATAACTGTGATTTCAGATTTTTCAGGCGGGCAGGATACAAAGACTCCCATGATCTCGATGGCTTTGAATAAAAGCCCGAATATGAGGAATTTTCACTGTGCAGGTGTTAAAAACCGCCTTGTGAAACGGGGAGGGTTTAGTAAACTCAATTTATCTACTGTTGAGTCTGACGGGCTTGATGTGTTTTATCCCTGTGGATACCAGACTTATGATTATCCCCTGAGATATGAAGCAGCAAATACTCGAATATCGCAGGGTTTTAAATGTAAAACATCGGGAACCGTAACAAAGGTAAGGCTATGGCTTAAAAAAGTAGAAACCCCCGCAGCAACCGATACCGTAACTTTAGAGATCCAATCAGACTCATCAGGTGTCCCTTCAGGAACAGAGGTAACAAATGGAGTTGCAACCGCTATTGATATTTCTGATGTGATAACTTCTTCTTATGCGTGGGTAACTTTCACCTTTTCCACCAATCCTACCTTAGTAGCGGGAACACAATATCATTTGATGTTAGAAGGGGCGTTTACGATTTCAACCACGAATTATATTCATTGGGGAGTAGATAATTATGATGTAATTTATCCCGACGGGACAATGTCTGTCTATGATGGGACTACTTGGATGACTGATACTTTATATGATGCCTGTTTCGAAGTGTACATTTCAGATGGAGTAGCAGGAAACGATGGATTTGCTACTTGGGATTTTTCTTCTAAAAATATGCTATTAGGGGTATTCGGGACTACGCTCTATAAAATGGATAAGGACTCCTCTGGAAATCCTGATGGGGTTTGGGACGCCTTAACAGGTGGTGGAACTTGGGATGCTTTTACGAAACTTATGCTTCATTGCGATGGGAGTGACCAAGCGACAACCTTTACTGATGAGATTTCCCATATCGTAACCGCCAATGGAGATGCAAAATTAGTAACTGCTGAAAAGAAATTCGGCACTGCTTCAGGCATATTCGACGGAAGTGATGATTTAACTGTCCCTGATAGCGATGACTGGAATTTAGAAAGCGGGGATTTTTCATTTGATTTCTGGTCATGGTTTGATGCAGTAGGGGCAAATGGTTCAGACCATACTATATTTTACCAAGAAACCGATGGGACTAATTTTTGGGATATACGATGGCATAATATTGATGGTGGAACAGGTTATTGGGAACTTAGAGTTAGAGTAGTTGGTGTTAATATTATAGTCGCACAGGGAACATTCTTTCCAACCCTTGATACTTGGTATCACATTGAAATCAGTCGTTCAGGGAATAATTTTAGATGGTTTGTTGATGGAGTGCAAGTCGGTTCAACAACCGTAGATAGTAGTTCAATGCCTGATTTTACGGGTTCTTTATATATAGGTTCTGCTGCTGGTAGCAGATATTTCACAGGACAATTAGATG